GTATTTAACACAGACACCATATCTGACAATGCAGCAGGAGAAAGAATGAACGAAGTTGTGGGTCCCGATGTCATGGGTCCACAAGTTAACCCAATGGAGTCAATTAAAAATGCTAGAGATGACGTTAAGAGAGATATTATTAACGATAGTCAGGTGGTTCAAGAATATAATAGATTGTCTGATGCAGATGATCCAGAACCTGATGCTGAATCTATGGGATCTGTTAGAAACCGTATGGAAATCGTTAGGGCAGAAGTGCAGACTGGGTTGGATCAAGTTGCTCGTGCATTGGACAACTCTGAAAACGCAGCTCAAAATTTGGATAAAGAAACGGAAAAAAAGTTAGTTGACTTTGTCCATTCACACTTTGATTTAAGTTATGACCGCATATCTAAACGATATGACTATTGGTCAGATGCCGAGGTTACTCATGATATATATGTTCCAAGTAGAGTTGTAGATGATGTTAGATCTGCCCGAACTGCTTCCGCAGGTAGTAATTCTAGTACTAACTCTCGTAACTCTAAGAAATATAGGTTAATCGATCAGATAAAGACACCTTATAGTAGATCAATATCAGATACTATTTGCACCTATAATCTAGCCATATTTGGGGGAGCTCCCCCTTTCAGAATAGAAAGAACAAGTTTAGACTCTGATAGACGAGCAGGTAGATTATTAGAAAGAAGATTACATCATAATATGAGAAAGGTTGGATATGAGCAGAAGCTATATCAAATCTTTTTAGACAATAACAGATATGGCATGGCACCTGTAGCTAACTTCTATGGGAAAGATGGTAATGCACCAGTAAACATAGACCCGTGGGCATATTTTCCAGATCCAAGAGTTACGGCTCAGAATAGACACGAGGCAGACTTTGTAGGCTATAGAACTTGGGCAAGTTTAACTGCATTATACAGACGTGGTCATTATCAGAATCTTGATAGAATAGAGAACCACAGACCTAATGTTTCATGGAATTCCAATCAATTTTTGAAAGACACCATTCGTGATCAGAGCATAGACCCAACGCTCTCAGGGAGTTATACTAGTGACTATAAAAATCACTTCGGACTAGGTCACGCTCATGTACTCAACACTCTTTATGTTTTTATGGACCCAAATCGTTTGGGCATATCCGCACCGTTCGGTTTATATCGTATTGTGGTGGCAGATGAGAGTGTGGTTATACAGTTTGATCCTTCGCCATATCCGCATCAAGATATCCCTCTTATCCACGGAGAAGGGCAGTATGATGCACATAAAACTTTTTCATCTTCACTCTACGACTTAATGATGCCATTACAGAGGTACCAAGATTGGTTACTTCGTACTAGGGTTGAAAACGTACAGAGTATTGTACAGAACAGATTAGTTGTAGATCCTAACCGAGTTAACATAAGGGACATATTAGATCCGAATGCAGCTAGACTTATTAGAACTCTTCCAGGTGCTAATCCATCTGATGCCATTCTTCCTTTAACAGTACCTGATGCAACTAGAAATTATTTTAATGACTTAGATACCACAGGACAATTAATGCAAAGACTTGCAGCAGCCAATGACACTGCTCAAGGTATACAATCCGAGACACAGAGAACCGCTACTGAGATAGCCAGAATGACAACTCTAGGTCAACAAAGATTGGGAATGCAAGCACGATTACTTTCATCAACTACTATACGACCTCTCGTTAGACAGATGATAGCAAACTTACAATTCTTTGAGGTAGATGGCGGAATGGTCAATATGCCCGAAGAAATTTCAGCAGAGAATCCTAGTGGAGATGTCAAATATAACAGATCAGAAATCATGGGTGATTTTGATTATGTTGTAGTAGACGGAACTTTACCCACCTCACCCGAAGAAAACTCCGAGAATATAACTAAAGCTATAAGAACTTTAGCTGAGACAGGTCTTGGACAATCATGGGATATGGATAAATTCGTAGAAAGATTAATTGAAAGTTTTGGTTTTGAGGATGTAGAAAATTGGAAGAAAAGTCCGAGCGAGGTTGTTCCTGATGAACAAATTCAGCAAGAATTACAGGCAGGAAACATCGTGCCTATGTCACAAGCAGCACAAGAAGTTGGAGGACCCACACAAATGGATCCAGAACAAATGGCAGCAATGGCGGGACAAACCCCGCTCACATGAACTTGATGACATACATAAAGTATTTACAATAGACTGAGGAAATACATTGGCTAAACAACTAAAAAGTACTGAACTATCTAAGGGTTTGGAGAAACTCAAAGATAATTATTTTTGGAAAATATACCAAGAAAGAATTCTGACAGAATTTAATAGGGTGGAAACCGCATTAATTAGTAATGCCTCTGCTGATGCAGATCAATTACGAGTTTGTGCGGCTTTAATGTCGGCATTCCGCACTGTGCTTGATTTACCTACCAAGATGGTAGGCGATGCTCAAGCGGAAGAGGAACTAGAAAGGCTCAATAAAAATGGCGATTAATCCAAGTGAAGCAGACGTAACTGCTATGAGAAACCCAGGATCTGGGGCAATTACAGATCCAAACCAAGCAGTAAACCCACCCGCTAATGCACCTACTCCCCAGACAGATGCAGAGGCTAATCCTGATAAATCAGGTTTTGATGCAGCATCAAGATTAAAGTCAAACGACAGGATGCCTGTTGACTTCGATTTTGAAGTTACTAATAATCCTGACCCTAGAGGTGATACAGAAGTAGGTGATGCTAACGCTCAAGATATATCCCCTGCTGAAGCAGATGCTATATCGAGAATGATTAAGATCAAGTATCGTGGTGAAGAAGAAGAGATACCAGAAGATAAAGCGGTCACTATGCTTCAACAGTTTAAATCTGTTGAAAGTAAGTATGGTCCACTTATGGAACTCTCAAGAAGAATTAGTGAGCAAACAGGTGTAACAGATCCCAATCAATTAGCTAATATGATTGGTACCAGTATGCTTAATAGTATGAATAATCAAAAAGCAGCGGAAAATCCAACAGGTAACCCTACAGAAACACCTGCTGAATTAGCTAATGATCCAAGAGTTCTAGCAAAGAATGTCATGTCTGATGAGAATGCTGTTAAATTGGCTAAAAACTTCTTTGATGAAAATGGATTACAACCTACGGATGATGCATTCTTGGCTATGCAAAATATGTTTAAGTATTCTAAGGCTGTAGAGGAAGCTGCAACTATACTCCCTACCCTTATGGAAGATGTAAATAATTTCAAACAAGCTCAACAATTGAGTGCTACTAGAGCTAATCAAACTTTAGTTGACTCTCAAGCAGCGGCAACTGCTTCTGAATTAGGAATTGATACTGAAGCAGATTTCAATGACTTTATTTCTTGGGTAGATATGCAGGATCAAACCTTTGGTAATTATAAAGCAGCCATTGGAAATAATCCCGCAGCAATGGATAAAGCTATCAGAGATTATCATGCTATTACCTCTGGAAACAAAAGTGTTGCTGAACAAAATGCTATGAAAATGAATGTTGAGAAGAATATATCCCGTGCAGGTGGTGAAACTGTAGCTTCAAGAGGCTCAGATGTACCTACTGGAAAGGGTCCTCAACAGGATTTTAGTACTCAAATGTTGGATTTATTATAAAAAAACGACTCAGACATAGACAATAGTGTTGATTTATGTCTGTGTCTGATGTACTTTATAAGTGTCTAATTATGAATGCCTACCAGACGGCAGTATTTTAAACTAAAGACCATTAGGGAAACTAAGTTTATTTACTATTAACCCAAGGAGCAATCGAACAGACGAACTTAATTTAACTCTAACCTAATGAGGTACTACTATGACTACTCTTGGTATGAGGGGAACTGGCTCTTTTGCAGCCGATCACCGCCCCGAAAACTACAGAGAGAAATACCTAATGTTAGAGCCGAATGGTTCGGCTCCGCTTACGGCTATTCTCTCAATGCTTCCATCGGAAGCAACCGATGATCCAGAATTCCATAACTTTAGGAAGGATCTACCTAGCTTTACCTTTACTCACTCAGGTACAGCTGCTAACAATGCAACCACTTTAACCGCCTCTGCTGCGGGTGATGCTGCGTTTTTCCGTGTAGGAATGTTAATTAGAAACTTCAGAACTGGTGAAGTTGCTAAGATTACTGCCCTACCATCAACTACAACTTTCACAATTACTAGAGGTATTGGTAATGGTGGAACAGGTGTAGCTGTTGCTGCGGGTGACACATGGTTCATGGTTGGAAATGGTAATGCTGAAGGTGGAGATACTCCAACATCAGTAAGTTACGATGCTGCAAGCACCGAGAACTTTTGCCAAATTTTCAGAACACCTTACTCAATCACAAGAACTGCTATGCATACTAACTTCAGAACTGGAGATCAGTATTTAGAGAAGTCTCGTGATGCTTTAAAAGAGCACATGGTGGGAATGGAAAGAGCAATGTTGTTTGGTAAAAAGGACATTGTAGCAGGTTCCGCAGGTATGCCAGAAAGATATACTGATGGTATATTTAACTCCATTACTACTAACGTACAGGATGCAGGATCAACAAGTAATACCTTAACTGAAGCAGGTTTTGATACTTTCTTAGCAGAAAAAGCATTCGCTTTCGGTTCATCCGAAAAGTTAATGTTATGTGGATGGAAGGTTGCAGAACACCTTCAGACACTAGCTAAGTCAAGATATCAAATTAACAGTACTGGTACTGGTGATTCATATGGTGTTAACTTTACTACCTACAATACTTTTGCGGGTACATTACAAGTTAAGACACACCCTATGTTTAGACAGATCCCAGGTGCTCAGTTTGATGCTATTATCTTAGATACTAAGGATTTAAGATATAGATACATTGATGATACTTCATTATTGAAAGATCGTCAGGGTAACGGTGTTGACGGTGTCACAGATGAATATCTAACAGAAGCAGGTTTAGAAATTCTTCAAGAAAAGACACATGCTGTTATCTCAAGTTGGCAGTCATTAACATAGAATAATCTATGTATATAGAGAACCATCTTAACAGGTGGTTCTCTTTAACTTATAGGAGATTAGATTGACACCTAAAAAAACAATTAAATTTTTTGCTAAAAGACCCAACATGGAAATAACCATAGGTGAAAAGATATACCCGTTTCATGGTGGAGTATTAGAGGTTGATTTAAAATTAGCCGAACAAATCAAAGGTCACCTTTTATATAGGAAGTCTCATATTTTTTCTGAAGAAGATGCTATTGTTGTCAACGGAAAAGTACAAGCTCTTAGAGATGATCCTACTATGAAAGAACTTGCTGCTAAAGCAAAGGTGAATAAAAACTTAACTATATTTTCATTTCCCTCTAGACCAAGTGTCACTGTTGATGCAGGTCCTCATAAAATAATATTTCACGATAACAAAGTAGCTTTAGAAGAAGATGAAGCTAATTGTCTGAGGAAACATGTATTTTTTAGACAGGGAAAGATTGTAGAATTAGAGGTACAGAATGGTTAGCTTTAACTCAGGAGGATCTGGGTCAGGTCAGTTTTCTACATTATCAGAGTTAATTGATGATGCTTTGAGGGAAATGGGTGAAGCAAGTCCTACTGTTTTAAAGAATTTAGAAAGCGAAAGATTTTTAAATTATGCTAACCGAGTTGTAGCAGACATAAACAGACACCCCTCTTTCTTAGATGTCCTTGATAATACCTATGATGATCAGACAGGCTCTATTACAAGTGGTAGTAATGACTTAGTTATATCTTCTGGATCTGTTACTTTTAGTACATATACTCCAGTTAAAATTGTAGGTGCGGGACCTATAATATATGCGGCTAATGGCTCAATTGCGAGTACCGCAGATCTTTATAGTTTTGTATTAGGTGCTAAAACTGTTGGTGGTAGCACAGTTGCAGGTACATATCGTATTGCGGATACAGCAGACACAACCGCTAGTAATGTAGTTGTTTCAAATCCATATAAAACAAGAGTTAAAAGATATAGGGCAATAACTGATTATAGAGCAATAGACGATGAAGTTATGTTAGAAGGACTTAAAAGTTATTATACTATAGATGATACAGACACAAATAATACAGGTTTGATAAGTTTAAGAAGTGGTATATATACAAACACTCTTAACAACTGGATTGGCTCAATAACTAATATTCAAGGTGCTCTTACAGTTGAAATAAACGAGTATACTTAATGCCTAGAAAGCTCTTTTCATACAATAGATTTATAGGACTTGATACTGTTACTAGTCCCTCAAATATGTCTGAGAGATTTTTATTTCAGTTAGAGAATGCTTATGTGGATTTTAGAGGACAGATTGTTAAGGGTCCAACAATCGAAAAGCCTGTCGTTTCTACTAATGGTCTTAGTACCTATAAGCTGTATCCAATTCTTCAAATAGCTCATTATGGGGATGACGATTTTGTTGCATATTATTTTAGAGTCACTACTGGTGGCGTGATACACGCAGCAAGTTATAAGGATTTAGTAATTCAAACTAATATGTTTGATGCAGATACTAGTTTGACACCACCAAAAGTTATTACACCTATTTCTATAGTCAACTTTGATCAAAAACAATTTGCTTTTATGGCAGGTCATGACCCTTACTATTATAATGGTACGGCTTTTACTAATGCTGCAACTGGAGCGAATAATCAATATAATACGAATCTTAGTTATCCACAAGGTGGAATGGCTGTAAATATATTAAATAGATTAGTAGTAGCAGGTATCCCAGGAAAAGAAACAGAAATACATATAAGTGCTCAAGACAGTTTTGAAGATTGGAGAACTAACACTTCTAGTGGTGGTACAACACCCAATCAAACAGACGGTGCTATTATTGATGTGAAGAACCAGTTTACATCAAAGGATACAATACAAGGTCTTGCCGTATTAGAAGGTGATAAGTTAGTTGTCTTTGGAAAGAATGAAACTTTAGTTTATTTAGCAGATACAAATATAAATCTTTGGGAAATAGCTAGAGACTTTAGAGTACCCATTGGTTTATTCGGTAGAAACACCGCAGTTAATGTTGGAACGGATGTATTCTTTTGTAGTCGTTTTGGTATTCACAGTCTGAAACGTGCGGCTTCGGGTTTGACACTTGAGACTAAAACTTTCACAAGAGAAGTTGAAGATTTATACCAACAAATGGTTAGACTAACTCCTTCATTTACTGACCAATATAGGAATTATGGCTCAACAGCAAATTTGGCTCTTCATGGTCAACCCTTTCATGAACCTCATGCTGTTTGGGATGGATCAATAGGTCAGTATCATGTTTTTTTTCCACAACTAGAGTTTAATGTTTACGATCCTAATCAAAGTTACACAGCACGACTGACTATGACTTATGATCCTGAAGCGGGTAGATCAGGACATCTATCGTTTTCCTATAGAAAAAGTGATGGGTTGGATTGGGATAGCTTTCATCAAGATGATAAGGCTGAATTTTGTGCTTCATATTTTGCTGTGCCAGAAGAAGTTAGAACTGGTACTCTTAATGGTAGCAATTTACAAAGACCGTTTACTGGACCTGTACTTGTTGGCACACATACAGGATGGGGTAAATTTGTATTAAATTATGTGGATTCAACGTCTTATAGTCCTGGAACTGGTATTAACCATCAACAGTATCCGTATAGTACAGTCATAAGAACTCCCCTATTATCACAGGGGTCACCAGACACTTACAAACATTATAAACGTCTGATTATTCGTGCGGTAAGTAATAATTCTGACCTTTCAAACTTGAGAGCAGGAGGTTCGTCATCACCTGCAAGTATGGATGTTACAATATTTGATAGCGAAAATAATCAATTACAACTTATAAGTAGTGTTGTTGTGGAGAATGACGGAATGGAAACTACTGTGCTCAATCCAAACAGTTCTTTTATTCCTCCAACTTCAATAAGACCAATTGATATTCCGATTCCACATAGAGCTAAAAGTATTAGTATACAATTTTCTACTAATACAAATCATGAATTAAAAATTCTAGATTTTGCTTTGGTTGTAGACACAAAATAGTATTCTTTTGTGTCTAAGTCTGCTATAGTCAGACACATAGAAAGATTATAAGGGTCTTTTATTTATGATTTATAGAGAAGGTGTTCTAGCAGACACAGACCAGATATTAGTATTAGGTAGACAGATGCACAATGAAAGTGCTTTTGCTAGTCTTGATTGGTCTGATAATAAAGCAGCGAACTTATTTAGTACTTGTGTAACTCAGGACAATCATTGTTGTTATGTATCAGAAAAAGACGGTGTCTTAAATGGTATGATTGCAGGTAGAGTAAGTGAATACTTCTTTGGACATGATTACATTTTGTCAGACTTTGTCTGGTTCATTGATCAGGCACATAGAGGCACATTAGCTTCTATAAGATTATTAAAATTATTCATAGATTTTGGCAGACTTTGGAATGTCGCTGAAGTCTGTATTGGTGTTTCAACCCAAGTGTTACTAGACAGAACAGACAAGCTCTTAAAAAAGTTTGACTTTGAAATGCATGGTGGCACTTACAAACTTATGTTGAAAGGATAAGCTATGTGCGGTGGCGGCGGCGATGGCGGTGATGCAGGTAACGATCCTACTGGAAATACAGACGGATCTACTGGCAATGTAGGCAATGATAGTAACACTGGTGGTGGTAACGATCCTACTGGAAATACAGACGGATCTACTGGTAATGTAGGCACTGGTGGTAACACTGGTTCTAACAGTGACGAAAGTATAGTAGGCGATGACCCATCGGGTGCAGGAGATGATGGAGTAGGACCAAATGATGGTCCAGGAGATGGATCTACAAATTCGCCAAGTGGTAATACTTTTGGTATAGGTGGTACTTCTAAAACGGGTAGTACTGCAATGGATGCTGCTATTGGTTATACTAATGGTATCGGAACTGGTGAAATTGGTAATAACTTTAGTTCTTTAGATAATGCTTCTGAATCTGACGTTAATGAAGCTATTGATATGGCAAACAGAGGTTTTTCTGTATCTCAAATAGGTGACATGTTATCAGGTTCTGCGGGTTCTGATTCAGTTGCAGGGTCAACAGCAGGTAGTATTGCAAATACTGGCAGGACTGTTGTAGGTTATGACGTTACGGGTTCACCTGTTTATAGTTCTGGTAGAACTGCAAGTGTACCTGATAGTCTTACAAGTACAATTTCTTCCACATCAGGTAACACTGTTGGTGCAGGAAGTGGCTTTAGTGCAGTTACTGATGCACTTACTGACGAAGACTTTGGAATGATGTCTTCCAGAGGTGATGTCACAGGTGTATCTGGGTATGATAATTCAAGTAAGATGGATGATAGAGATATGTCTTGGGGACCTAATGGATTTGGTCCACCTGATTTAGATGCATTTGGTAGTATAGGTCCTTCTGTACAGTCACTAACTGATATAGACAATACAGGTTTTTCTACGGGTCCACAATCAGCAGGTTTAGGTGGTAGTCTTTTTGGTGGTTCCGTTGTTGAGACAGATAAAAAAGATTTAGATATAGCAACTATAGCTCCAGGATATGGCAGAGACTTTGGTATGAACCTTGGTAGTTTTATGAATACTCCTAACATGGCAGGTGTAACCCCTACTCAGGCTATGTCTACAGCTAAAAGTTTCGGTTTTAGTAATTATGCACCCTATTCAAACATTAGTACAAAAGCAGGTGGTCAGTCACCAACATATGGTGTGTCATTAGCCGATTATAGTTTCAATAAAGATGGTACCGTTACAGGTCGTTTTAGTGGACAGAACGAAGGTTTTTTTGGTTCTGATATAGGTGGTGTTTTTAGTGCGATCTCAGGTATGCCCGCCCTATCAGCTTTAAACACAGCAGGCAGTCTTGCTAACGCATCCCGAAAAGGTGCCTTTTCTACAATCAGTAATATGGTAGGTTTAGTTAGTCCAACTGCGGCAGCAATTACAGCACCTATTAATGCTTATGCAACTTTTAAGGGTTTAGACTTAGACTCTATGATGGGTCTTGGAGCCAATCAAGGTTACATGTCTCAGACATCACCTTCATCTAGTTTTTCTGGTGGTGATGACAATAGTATTAATGCACCTGTCAGTTCAGCACCTAAAATTGAATCATCTACAAATGATATGAGACAGATAGATAGACCAGACACGATGCCTACTGACTTACTAAGACGACGTAAACGTAGAGCAGGTCAAGATGTCTATGGCGTGTCTGGCTCATCACCATTTCTAAATTACAGTGACGACATAGATACCTCTGGTATGGGTAGTTACGCAGGTAAATCAAGATCAGGACAATTTAAATCAGCACCAACAGGAAGATAAAACAATGGCAAGTATATTTAAAAAAATAGGAAATTTCCTCAATAAAGATGAAGTCAGAGCAGGTCTGGCTTTAGGTTCAACACTCGGAGGCTTCGGAGCTTTCGATGGTATGAAATATGGGGACACAATTAACAAGACATTAGGTGGTCTTAATCTAGCTTCTGGTTTTAAAGCAGGTGGTGCAAGTGGTGCCCTGCAAGCAGGTCTTGGTGGATATGGTCTTGCACAAGGTTTTGGTAAAGTCGGAACATTCGGAAATACATATGACCGTCTTATGGGTAACCAACAGGCAAAACCTATGTATACAAATATGGGTCCCCCAAGAAATAATTCAGCAGCTAAAGTACAAGTTCAAGCTCTACCTTCATTTAGTCAGGGTGGGTATAAGATGAACGCACCTTATCTGCAAGGTGTAGATGGTCAAACTCAAATGAACATTATGGGTAATATTCAAGATGATGATATGAGTTTTAGAAATACAGGTGGTATGACAATGGGATCTGGAAGAACAGATCAGTTATATCGTAATACTGCGGGACAGATGGCACCACCAAATACAAATATGCCAGTTGGACCTAATTATGAGGCGAATGTTGGAACAAATCCTAATATTCCAGATGGAAGAAATTATAATATGTTAGGTGCCCCTGGAACAAGTGGTGCAGATTTTGATTCTGATTTAGCTTTTGAAAAAACTTTTAATGGTGGTCAGAGAGCTAACAATAATAGTCAAGGTTATGGTTTTAATACTGGTCCAACAACAACCCAAACCAACAATACTATAGATGCCTTGAGAAATAATGTAAGTGCTGATTATCCAAGTGGTAATGTATCTGCCTCAGGTTTTTATCCAAACACTGGTAGTGGTAATGATGGTTCAACTACATTTAAAAATTTTAGTTTTGAAAAAGTCATGGATAACATTGTAAACAAAGCAATGAAAGATCCATTACAAGCCGTAGCCGTTGGATCCGCACTTGTGACTGCCTTTGCTGATGACCCTGCTGAAGAAGCTGCAAAACAATATGCAGCAGAGATGGCTAGAGTTAGAGCACAGACAGATCCAAACAGTGACTTCGGACAAAACTATATTCAAAGTTTCTCAGATAGAAGAACTAAGGAACTAGATGATGCATACACAAAAGCAACGTCTGATTTTGTAGCCACTATGTCTAAGAGAGGCATGATGGACAGTACTATATTCACAGAAGGTAAAGCCTCCCTTGATCAGAGATTTGCAGAATTGAAAGCAAAGATCCCAATGGATTCACAGATAGCCTTACAAGATTATCAGAAAGCTCAATTGACAAATCTTAATCTTGGATCTCAAGCCGCATATCGTGGTGGTGCACTAACAGCAGGTGTAACTAACCCATTTACAAATGCATTCAAAGCATCTGTTGCAAGTACCAAGTCATAAGGAGAATTAAATGGCAAGTTTTTACACAACCGTTTCTAGGATAGGTCAATTAGCAGGTGGCTTAGACGTAGCTCAGAAGACAAAAGAAAAAGAAATAGCAGCTAAGAATGAGCAGATCAGACAGTTTAATCTGGGTCTTACAAAAGATTATGACATTGCCAAGATGGATTTAGCGGGTAAAAACCAAAGAAATCTTAATACAAATCTGACTACATTAGGTTCAGCTAAAATAAGAGCAGGTGGTAAAGGTAGTTTAAAGTTAAATGATTTTGATAATTTAAATGATGTCATAACCAGTAACATTATGGGATTAGGCGTACTTGATGCAGACTATTTTGATAGTGATGGTAATATTAAATCTGGTTATGGGGCATCATTAGGAACACTTCAGAATATAATAAGAGATAAAATTATTAATAGTGGTGTTCAGAACGATATGGGTGCCATCCAAGGTATCATTACCGATACTGTTAGTCAGTTAGGACCAAGTGTAAGTAAAATTGATAAAAATCTATTTACTGAGAATACGGGTGGTGAACTTAGTTTTGGTGGTCAGGTTGGTGACCAGATAAGAGCACTTCAAAACCAATATAAAAAACCAGAAACTGACCAACCTACTTTTATAAAAAATCTACGTCAGAGATTAATGCAAGAGTATAAATCCGCACCACTCGTAAATCAAATAATAAATATGATTATAGCAGGAAACTAATATGGCTTTAGAGAATGACTTATTTGCTAACCCAACAACAGGTGAAAGCGATTTTGGTGCAACTAAATTAAAAGACAGTCAACGAGCTTTTAAAAATCTAGCACCTCAAATGGGTAACCAGACAGAAGAACTAAAGAAAGTTATATCTGACTTTACCACTCGTAAAAGTGCGACACCTCAAACAAATGATATTGATCTTAGTAATATCTTATCAGAGTTTGGTGCAACTGATTATTCAGAGCCAAGTGCAGGTGATGATGGTGGTATTGGTGGTTTTATTGATGCTACTTATGCCGCAGCCGATAAAGGTTTTGCTGATGTGGGTTTTGGTATGTCACTTATTTCAAATGACACAGACACTAATATGTTAGCCGCAGAACAAAAATATCAAAAGAGTTTAGGTGAACCACCAAAGAGACTTGGTTATGATAAAGACAGTTGGTCAAAACTTATTGATGCTGATTGGTGGGGTAACCTAGCAGGTGGTACTATGCCTTCTATTGCAGGATTAGTTTCGGGAGGTGGTGTGGGTGCGGCTACAGGTTCAGTTGTACCTGGTTTTGGTACAGCGGTAGCAGGTTTAACTGGTGCAGCAGGTGGTTCTGGTGGAGCAGTAGGTCTTCAACAACTCGGAGGTACGTTTAAAGATGCCTTCGCTTCTTATAGAAACCAAGGCAAAAGTGTAAAAGAGTCTTATAGTTTAGCTTATGATGTTGCAAAAGTAGATGCTTTAAAATCTGGTGCTCTTGCATCGGCTGCTGTATTATTAACACCTCTTAGAGTTACAGGATCTCTTGCACAACCAATTGGTTATGGTGCTACAACTTTTGGTGTTGGAGGAGCTAAAAAGCTAACTAGTCGTTTAACTACAGGTCAACTTGCTAGTCAGGCAGTACAACAAACTTTAATATTACAACCATCTTTAGAAGTTGCTGACGTTATTTCTTCTAATATTCTTGCCAGAAATAGTTTTGATAGAGATAGAGATATTACTGAAGGTGCGGTAGATGCGGCAATCGGCTCTATCTTTTTTGACTTTCCAACAACATCCGCAGGTCTTGCTTATAACTATGCAAAAAGTGGCAAACTAAAAGCACCATTTAGTCCAGATAATTCTACACCAGTAATTAATGATGCAGTTGATGGAGAGGTTTTAGATCCAGAAGGTGGTGAGCTTTCTATATTTGAAGGTGATACTACAAATACTGGGACTATTGTTGATCTCGACCCAAGTGAATTTAAAGATATTACCGATCCAGAAAATGCAGCAAATAGATCCTCTTTTCTATCTAAACAAATTAATCGTATGGAAGAATATGATATTAGCAAGAGACAGGATGATGATTATAAGGGAGATGTCAGAGTTTCTAACACCGTTAACTTTTTTAAATGGTTGGGACAAGGTGATCGAATTATTGCAGAAATTAATTCAATTAAAGATGTTGCTGTTAGGAATAATGCTGATAACCAAAGAAAATTAGGAGATGCACAAGAGAGAGTCATGATAACAAAAATCATGATGGATCCAATGAAGAATGTTGTTGTGCCACGTTATGTGTTTCAGACAGCTAATGGTCAAGTCTTTAGAGTTGTTCTTAGTAAGAATGGCAACCCATTAAGTCCATTTCAAAAATCTGGTAAACCCCAGAAGACCCACATTACGGTTTTTGATCCTTCCAGTAAAACTGGAACTCGATCCATTGCTAAGTCTAGTGGTACATTGTCTTCTAGTGGAGTACCTGTTCCAAAGAATATCTTGCTGACTGCTGATGTCTATAGCCGTTTAATTAATGCACGAAACAGAATGTTAGCTGAAATGGATGAGGCAGATGCTTTTGATGCAGCTAACAGACCTCAAGATCAATTAACTCAGACAGAGCAGACACCAAAAGAACCAACAGCGAGACAAGCCGAAGCACAAGAAAAAATTGAAACTGCTGCTGAAGGTCAGACATCAAGCGATGTGATACCTGTCACACAAGACAATGCTGTACAACCAAACTTACCTTTCAACCAGACACAGACAACAGAAACTCAGACAGGCACACAATACTTTGCTGATCCTGAAACTGGTCAGTATGATATGAACCAAGGTTTTGAGTTTAACAAAACACCAGAACAAGATCAGGTTATAGATCAGGCAGAAGCTGAAACAGAAGTTGAGTACACTCAAAAGACAACTAAGCCACGATTACCTGATGGTAGTATTGATACTATGGCATCTCCCGTGACATCTTTATCAGATGGTAAGAACACTTTATATACATCTAGATTTGTAGGAGGCATTGACTCATCAATTGCTTGGTATCAAACTAATGAAAGAGGATTTCAACCAGATTCACCTGCTTATAGTATAAATACTCCAATTGGTAGTAATAAAGCAGAAGCAATCGAAACTCTTAAAAACAAACTTGCTGAGATGTCTAGTAATCAGACAGTTAAGTTTGCTCGAACTCAGAATATAAAAACTAATGATGCTGTCCAAAGAGCAGGTGAACTTCCATTAGGTGAAGGCATTGAAGGCTTACTAACTAATGTCCCAGGGAAAGATAAACCTGCTGTCAGACAGATTATAAATATGTTTGCTAAAACTTTAGATAAAGACCTAGAGAAAGTAGACGTTGTAAACCTAGCTAGTTACTTGAACAAAATGGATATAGACCCAGACATTGCAGACGGAATGATTGGTGCTTATATCCGTGGTTGGATTAAACAGACAGAAGGCAACTTACAAAGAGGTGCCATTGCAATCAGACTTAATCAACAACCATCTGTAAGGGTTGAGTCTTTAGCACACGAGCTAGTTCATTTTGGTATCAAGATGAAAAACATAACACCAGAAATGATGGTGGATATGTACAATAGTATCCCAGACACAGACTTCAATAAACAATTTATTGAGAACGATCCGTATTACAAAGACCTAAATATAGCAGACAGAGCAGAAGAATATATTGCTTTTACTTTAGGTGAGATGGTTGAGAACAGATATAGAGGTCCAATCACTAGACGTAGTGGTGAGTATGAAAACAAAGTTCAGTACTTCATCAGACAGATCATCAGAGCCGTTAGAGAATTCTTTGAAAGATTAACAGGCAAGAACTTAGTTGATGATTACCTAAACAATATCAAAACTAAATACGGAATGGATACAGAAGCAAATAATCCATTCGAGGATCAGACTGCTGTCTATGGCAGAGTTCGCCCTGTTCCAGACAACAGACCAGACGTACAAGAACAGATGAATATAGAGAACCCTTTAGCAGGAGGTAACTACATTGATCTAGACATAGACAACAATGCAGACAGAGATGTAACAGGCAAAACATATACTGGTGTTGAGATTGCTATCAACGAAAGAGGCATACCATCAATGGTTACTAGTGATGTTGAAGCTAAATTATCACCACCAGAAGTGGTTACAGG